CTGTAATGCATCTCCACCGATAGCAATCGCTTTACCATTAGTAACATTGCCACCACCTAAAGCAGACCTACCAATAGCAATATTATCACTTGATGCTGTTGTTGCATCCATCGCTCCAGTTCCAATAGCAACATTATTATCTCCATCGTTTAATAACTTTGCTGATTCATGTCCAATTATGGTATTATTTACATCGCCATCAGAAATGGCATTTCCCGCCAAATATCCCAAAATTGTGTTTCCAGAAGTACTAGCTTGACCACCAGTTCCACCACTATCATTATTACTTAGAGAAATGCGAGAGTTGGCATCTATTTTTATACTACCAGCACCACCATTTAACTCTAATATAGTATCAGCTACTAAATCTAATGTTCCATCTGCTGATTGATGTATATAAGTACCATCATCTCCAAATTCTAACCTATTTGTACTAGTAATCATAATTGCATCTGCCGCTACTGATAAAGGAAAAGCATTACCATCTCCATCTTCAATAACTTTCTGAGTAGTTGAATGTAATGTTTCACCACCAGCAGTTGTACCTGTAATTTTTAAAAGCGATTTATAAGTATTCGCTATTGTTTGCCCAGTTAATGTTCCTGTTGCCATAATAAATCCTTTATACTATATCTTCCCACTTGCGAAGTTCATTATCCCAAGTGTCGTTAATTGAATTCCAAATATCTCTAACTAGCCGTGCAGTTTGCTTAACTATAGATGTTAATCTTAAACCTAGATTTAACATTAAAAAGCACCAAGATAAGCTACAACCGAACCACTTGCTAATGTTAACGCTGTCCATTGACCAAATATTGTCATTCCTTGAGGAAATGTATTGCTTGTATCAATAGCGTCACCATTGCCACCAGATGTTCCTATAAAATCAGAACTAGAAGGTGTTAGAGTTGTAAATGTTGAATCCTCTATAAATTGTATGGCTACTATCTTATATCCGGAAAGAGCAGTAGTTCCATCTTCAAAAACAGAACCAGCTTGTCCTAAAGCTGTATTCTGAGCTTCTACTACAGTAAGTTTATTTATTCCACTTGCCATCTTGTTTCTCCTTTCTTATGCCTTGCCGAGCTTGACAATTCTCATGGGCATATTGGTTTTATCTAAAACTTGGGAATCTAATCGCCCTAGTTCCTCCAGTTTTATCTCGTTTTTTCATTCCATTTTTCTTTACAGATTCTTTCCACTTTGATTGGTGAATCGTAGCTAAATTTAAACTAACTTGTGCTAAATTAGTATCTTCTGAATTACCAGCCTTATCTTCATACAACCTTGCCTTAACATAATCTACAATAGAATTATGAAAAACATTATCTACGTCTGGTGTGTCAGTAATAGCAGTTACCGCATTAGGTTCTCCATAATAATGTATTAATATACCATTAGTAACTGCCTCGTTAATAGGTTTATATTGACCTTCTAAAGAATGACTTGTTCCAGCGGTATTTCCTTTTGTAGTTACAACAGCTAAATGATTTCCTCTAATAAACCAAGCTAAATAACTTTCTGGGTATGTGTATGTACTTGCCATTAATCAATATCCATTGTGTGTATTTCATTATCTAATAAACGTGGTATCTTAACATACTCGCCACTAGAATCCATAAAATCTACTCTAAAAACTTTATTAATTTCCACTCCCGAATTTGCATCACTTAATGTATACCATTGTTGGTCTGCAACAGAGTTTGTTTTAGCGTATTCAACTTTAGTATTATAGTTACCTAACTCAACCAAAGCCTCATTAACTAAATTCATAATATAGTTTTCTGGAGCAGTTGGAAAAGCCTGTCTAACCCTTGATATAATTTTTTTTACTGTTAAGCTATGTACTGCCATTATTCTGCCTCTTCCCAACTTAAAGTTGTGTCTTCCCAATTATCAATATTAAAACTAGACCAAAATCCTTTTACAAGCCAAGTTATAGAAGACGGTAACGAAACCAATGTTAAACTTGGCGATGTATTTAAACTAACAAGTGTAGAAGATGGAGAAGTGTTTAAACTTACCAACGTTGAAGACGGTGATGTATTTAAAGATACCCCAGTAAATGAAGGTGAAGTATTTAATGTAACTAATGTTTTAGACATTAAGAACCTTTCATAATCTGAATACCCTTATCATAATCAGCTTGTAGTTTTGCTTGTTGACCTTGATACCATTTATATCTTTGCTCTTCTCTAGCCATCCTAACATTTGTTTCAGCTATATAGCCCTGTGCTTGTGAGTTGTAACCCATTGCTGTTTCCATATAAGCTTTAGCAGAAGACAACTTACCATTCCAAGTTTGAGCTTTAGCAGAAATCCAATTTGCCCTAGAACCCGCTTCACTTGCAAAAGCATTGACTTCTTTTATTAATGTATCAGAAAGTGTATTCCATTCTTTAAAATACACATCTGCTATTTTTAAATCTGCGTTTATAGCCTCTATTGTAGACCTAGCTTGTTGCATCCTAGCACTTGCAAGTTCTGTATCTTCGTTAGTTAGTTCTGCATCAATATCAGCTAGATTAGCAGTTAAGTCATAATTAGCGTTAGGGTGGTTTCCATCAATATAACTTATAGCTCTATCTACATAAGTTTTAACTTTTGCTAAAGATTTGTTGCCAGTATGATATACAGAGTCGTCACCAAATAAAGCTGGGTCTTGTCCGTCTGCTCTAAATTTTGCATTAGCAACTGCCATAGCGTCTATAGCGGTTTTAATACCAGACGAGGAAGCATCAACTAATGCAGTTGATTCTAAAATTTCAGCTACCGCATCATCTACTTCTACATTAGCTTCTTCAATTTCAGCGGTTACTTTTCCTATAGCAGTTACAACCGCACCTAAAGAAGTTGTATCAATAGCAGACAAAGTATTCATATTAGCCATAGTATTTTGCAATGACTTGATTGATGCGTATAAGGGAACTAAATATTCATACTCATCTGGAAAACTACTTATTGCAGAATCTCCATAAGCTACCGATTGACTAGTAATCTCTAAATATTTACAAGAACCGGAAGCTGGTAAAGCATTTAATTTGCCATTATAAACATAATAAACAGGGTCACTTGCTGTTGCTGCTATCATATCATCGCTATCAGAAGCCCTACCTCTTAATGTTGCCGGTATTAATCTACAGGGTTGTTCAACACTTGAACCATCTCTGCGAGTTACCGATAAAACTTTAGCAGAGGTTAATGTTTCAGCTTCGCTACCTACCGCTGTGCTTGTAAAAGTATCTTCGGTAGCACAAAACATTTTTAAATTAGGTGGCATAGAATTTATAACTTCCATAGCACCGTCTGATAAAAACTGACTTAATTCAGTTTGAGTTGGTGCACTACTACCATCTATACTTAAACTTGTTAACGCCTCTACTTGTGCTTCAAATGTAGCCATTTATTACTTATCTTTTCTTTTTTCTTTTTTTAGCGGTCTTAGCTGCTTGTTTAAAATTTTTAGCTGTTGGAGCACCCTTTGCACCTTTCTTTCTCATTTTTTCCCCACTACCCGCTTTAATTCTTTTTCTCTTAGCGTGGATGTTAGCATATAAACCTTTTTTCTTTTTCTTTGGCATTACTTTTTTCTCCAACTTTTTTTAGCATTAACTTTAGCTTTCTTACTTAATTCGCCAAAGTGATATAATTTTTGAGACGACTTAGTATGGGTTTTACCGCTATGCAAATCACCGTTTTTCATTTTGTGCATACCGCCTTTCCAAGTCTTTCCTTCTTTTGTATAATGTCTTACGCCTTTCATAATTACTTCTTTTTCTTTTTAGCTTTATTTCTTTTGCTTATTGCTGCCGCTTTTTTCTTAGCATCTGCTTTAGAACTCGCACCCCAAGCTCTTAAAGAAAGTAATAACCTAGTAGGTTTACCGTTCTTTTTTTCTGCTCCGGGCATATTACCCATACGTGCAAGAAAACTAGCTCTTCTGGGGTTATCTCCAGATTTAACTGGTGCTTTTAAAGTTCCACCAGTTTGTTTTTTATAACTAGCTCTGCCTTTTGCGTTTAATCCACCTTTAGGGTTTTTACCCGCTTTGCGTTGCCAAGCTGGAGATTTTTTTCTACTAGCTGGTTTTTTCTTAGGCACGGTTTGCTTCGTTCATTTGTTTAATGCTGTCATCCATACTCATTGTTGATATTTCAATATCAGTTCTTTTACCTAGTTCGCTTCTCATAAACATGGTACTTGTAAATTTACGAACAGACGCTTTCTTTCCGCAAGACTTACAATAAAACCAACCTTCTTTATTTGGAGCTTCACAATGTTTGCAATTCATATTTTCCTTTTTAGATTCGGGGAGCATCCTTTATACGACACTCCCCATAGCTCTAAGGACTATTATCTTTATTTAATTAAGATTAAGCAAATGGTGTTGCTACAGTTCCCGCAGAGTATATAAGTGCCTGTACTTGCCACATCTTATCACTAACACCAAGCAACTCTACTGTTCCAGAAATACCAGTTGTGCCACCATTTAGTGACATAACATCATCATCTGATTCATCTGGTGCAAAAACTTTGCATTGTGCAGCTGTACCATCATTATCTAACATAAGGGCATAACCACTCAACAAAGTAGTTGTTGCATCACAGGTAATTGTGTGGGCGTTACTTGTTACTGCTCCAAAGACAATTTTTATCTTTGCTCCAATCGTTGGGGCTGGAAGCGTTACCGCACAGCCATCAAGTTTTGTTACAAGATAAGCGTGTCCATCAACCGCTGAAAAATTAGCAGTTTTTGCAGAGAACTTATAAACCTCTGGGTTTTTACCATAGCTATTACTACTTGTATTTAAGACATCACTTCTCATGATTAAGCTCCTTCAAAGTTAAACAACGCATGAGTTTCTGGTAAAGAAACTTCAAGACCCGCTTCTGTTAAGATAAGGTCTTTACGTAAATCTTCATCAGCCTGTTGTACGTTTGTTGTAATTGCAGTATCACGATTTATACCGTTACCAACTAACGGTCTATAAGAAACGTGGTCTAAGTCAACCATTGCCATAAAAGTAGAAGACAATCCTCTAAACAAAGGTTCTTTAACAAGTGTTAAATCACCATGAACAGTATCAATCTTCATAACTTTATGACCAAAATTCCCCTGTGCTCTTTCAAGCATATACTGAGCTTGAGTAGAAACAGTTGAATTGTCAATAAAACCACCGTTACCCATTTTGTTAAACAATGAAATAACTGGCAATGAGCATAAAGCTAACTTTGATGAACTACCACCACGAGCTGGGTCAAACACAACTTCAAAATCACCAAGCAAGTTATCGTAAGTCATACTACCTGCGGCAATAGATTTATGATAAGCTTGACCTTCTGTGTAAGAAAGTTTAGTTGTATCTGTTGCTGGAGCAGCACCTTCTGCGATGATATGACCAACAATACCTTCGGTGTATTGAACACCTCCAACACTTGCACGTTGACCAAATAACATAGCACGTTCAATATCTACTTTGTGCTCACGCAATTTAAGATTCCAAATACGTTGCCATTCATCAGCATAACCACGATAAACTGTAGCCCTTGCTGTGTTAGACATTTCACAAGCTGTTTTAAAGATTTGAGTAAACCCATAATCGTTATCCATTTCTTGTGAAAATACATCTGGAGCACCAGAGCCTTCTGCATATGCAGTTCCAATTACTTGACAATTAACCGCTGTACTTGAACCATCAACAGTAACAGCACTTGTGCTATTTTCTCTTAACCAACGAACTTCTATTTCTGTAGCAGAGTTTACTGCTGTGATAACACAAGTAGCAGCATTTGTACCCTCACCCATGCCAGAAATTGTTGATGAAACCATTATTACCATACCTTTAATAAGCCAAGGTGATGAAGAAACCGTCATTGTATCTGTAGTATCTTCTGCTATTGCACCAAGGTTACTTGAAGTGGTAAAGGTTCTGTCGGTCATTGACACTTTAGTTCTGTCTTCTAAAAATCTAAATTGAGAGTCAGAAGTTGGAACTTTCCCTACTTTTGACAAGTATACAAAAAATGGAGATTCGTCTGGAGCTAGTTCAGCAATTCTATCACTAAAGTCATATAGTCTACGTGACGGAATAGTACTATCAATAACTGCACCCGGAGTTCCAAATTTTACTTGTCCACTATTATAAGTAGCCATTTTTTTATTCTCCTAGTTATTAATTATAAAACCTTACTACGTTGCCCCGCTTTCATTACGGAATCCCACATGGTGTCTACATCACTTTTTGCTTGTGGTGCTTGACCTTGTAAAACTCCAGCAGAACGAGGAGCATCTTGTGCGGCTCTTACCGCATCTATAGTATTTGTGTTTTGATTATTCCCCTTGACATCACGATACAGTTTAACAAGATTTCCCATACCAACAGCCTCTTTAGGCTGAGTAGTAAATTGTAGAAAATCTTTAACTTCATTGTCCGACATCTTATAAGTATTTCTAAGTTCATTGACCGTATTGTTTAAGTGCATTTGCGTTTGCATTTGCTGTTGTTGTTGAGCCATTTTTTTAGATACTATTTGATTTGCCATGTTTTCTATTTTGTTTTGTACGTGGCGATTTGATGCAGAACCGTCTTCTGTAAACGCTTCCCAAGGATTAAATTCGTCTTTACCTATACCGGGAGGTGATTGTTGTGTATCAGTAGGTTGTTGTGCAATTCCGTCTTGGAGTTTCTGAACTAAATCTGGTCGAGACTCTAAAAGATTAACCAATGGCTCATATTTTTTTAACCCCTGTAATTCCGCTTGACTACGGTCATACATTGATTGAAATTTCCTAGCTTCTGATTCTTCTGTTAAAGGCTGTTCTTGTGATTGTTCAGCGACAACTGGTTGCCCATGTTGCCCCAAGGCTTCTTGCTCTGCTAATAACATTTCATCTCCATTCGCTTGAGCTTCGACATTTGCCTCATTGTTTTGTAACGATTCCATACTATCTCCTTGTAAGATGTCTATATTGGTTTTTGAGCAGAACCAACAACCTTATCAGCCTCACGACCAATTCGGTTTGCTAATTTCTCAACCTCAAGCTTCACCTCTGTTTCTAGTTTATTACGTTGTACTCTTCTGTCCGCTTTAGAATCGGAATTAACTTCTGAAAGTTTTGATTTAAACTTTTCAACTTCAACTCGTTTTCTATCTTGAACAGATTCTCTTTGGGCTGTTTGCAAGTCACCTTGCAAATTCTTTAACTGACTATTAAGGGCTTGGATTTGTTGTTGCATTTGCTCACGTTCATCCGTTCTTCTCATAATACCCTCTTTGTCAAAAATTTCTGGGTTCTTTTTAAGAACCTCTAGCCTATCAACAATTCCTAATTGAAAGGCTTCTAAATAAACACTAAGTTCTGCCCACTTATTAGTTGGCATAGTAGAACCGGGTTCAATTCTTATATCGTGTTGCTCTATGTTATACTTTTCTTTTTTAATATCAACAACAGCTCCAGATACATCTGTATAAAAATTAACCATTGCTTCTGTCATGTCGTTGTTAGGTTGAGCTAACCTAAACATTTTTTTATAAGTATAATGACCTTTAGATAAATTGTAAATTACTTTACCAAGGCGATTAATAGAAAATTCAATATCTCTAAGTTTAGACTTAGGTCTTTCACTTCCTTGTGCAATCATTCTTTCTGTGCCCCGAACCGTGTCTGGTGCCTTATCAGAAAAACCGTGCATCATCTCTGGCAAACCAAATATAAAATCAATATAAAATTCGCATTGCTGTATTAGTCTATAAAACTCACCAGCAAGAGGAGATGGTTGTGGATAGTGTGGTTCTCCTTGAGAAGAATCTACTTCAATAACCGCATTAGGATTTGCCCAATCTTGTTCTAGTTGAGATATATCATCTACACTCCCTAAAGGAACTAATAGCTTTAACCCCGCAGATGCTTGAGCGTGAGACAATGCTAAAGACCATAACTTGTTTAATAGTCTCTGCATAGGTCTTGCTCTTGATATATCTGACTTAGGATAAGGTGTACCTGTCCAAACATTTGGAAGAGGAACAATTGGATATATATCTGTATTTAAAACAGTTTCATATAAAATAATTTCTCCGATAGACGCACATACCTTTACTCTTGTTTGATATACTTGCTGAACATCCATTAGACCGGCTTCTAACACATCTTTGTTTTCTTCGCTAAACTCAACAAACTCATCTTCTGATAAAACCATTTCATCGCCAGTTTGTGTACTAACCACAATATAAAAAGGAACTTTAACTTTATAAAATCTTTCTAAGATTCTATAACTTTTTGTTTGTATGTAATCTTTATCTTTGACTTCCGCTGGAGTAAATACTGTAGTTGAATTTTTGTTTTGAGATGCTGGATAATCCCTGTCATAATTATCTGAATGCTCAGATATGTTGTTAATTAATCCTTCAATTAACTCTCCTGTCTCTGGGTCTTGCTGGTCTCCCAGCTCTGGATATAAATTTAAAACTTGTTCGCCTGTAAGCACAGTAGATAAAATAATTCCATCTGCGTCATCTGCCCACCTATTTCTTGAAGAAGGTGGTATATACACACGAAAAGGGTCTATATATGTAAACTTAATATCTCCTTTGCCAAAGTCAGATTCTCTATCAGTATATACATAAAGATAACCAAGTCCTGTTGTAGCATAATCGTGTATAGCTTGTTTCATTTGAGAATCGCCATCAGATATTTGCCATATATATCCTACGATAGTTCTCCACACAGATGATATTTGAACATCTGAGTCTTCCCTAGGTGTAATCGTAAACGCTGGAGGTCTTGATGTTAAAACTGCTTTAAACTTTTCAACTGCTGCAGATACTCTATCCATAGGCACATCTGCTTGGTTTCGAGATTGAAGTTCATCTGACTCGTCAGTAGTAAAGTGATTTCCTAAATAAAAATCAATATCTTTACGTGCTTCTTCATCCCAATCTGCTCTAGCATCGCTCCACTCTCTATAGAGCTGTTCGTTTACATCAGCTCTAGGGTCTTTTTGAATTTTTTCTGGCATTATCGGTCTATCATACCTCTTCCAAGATTAGACATATTATTTGCTCGATACAATGGAAGTTGCATTATATTACTCATTTCTTGATTCATTTGAGGTATAAGGTCTTGTAAAGAATATGCTTCATTAGACATTTCAATTTTTTCTGGTTGTACTTGTTCTCCCGCTTCTCTTGCTTTTTTTAAAGCCTCTTCTACCATTAACTTGTTAATCATATCTTGAAAAGCTGCCGCCTGTTGTGGGCTTTGAATTTCTGGCATAGCCGGTTGCATCCAAGCTGGGGGAATATTTTGTGCTCCAAACTCTCCACTAATCATTCCCATATTTTGACCTTGATTTCCCATAGACATTCTAGCATCAATGTTTAAAGGGTCATCTGTCATGCCACCATCTTGCATATACCCCATTTTATTTCTAACCATTTTTGGCAACTTTCCTAAACCCGGATTGTCACTAGGAACTTTTTTTAAATTATTGGTCATACCACCGTCTTCGTACTCATTAACATATCCGCCATCGTTATAACCCATAGTAGGCATATTATTTTCACGCATCATATTTCCCATTTTAGGAACATAACCACCTCTTTTATAACCCATAGTAGGCATACCGGTTTCCCTCATCATGTTCCCAGCTCCAGATACGTAACCACCTCCTTTAAAGTTTTGCATATTAGAAAGTTGTGCAGATGCAATTAACCCATCAATGCTTTCGTGAGCAGTTGGTTTCTGATTAAGCATTTGCATAACGCCAAGTCCGTATTGATTTACCATAGAGTTGTCCATAAGAGCCTCACCATCACCAACAACAATGTTTTCATTCATAGGGTTAGTTTGACCCCCATAATTATATTTTTTCATCTTTTTTTTATTTTTATACATAGCGTCTATTATCTCTTTGTTTGCAACAGCCGAATCTCGATTAATAACAAATGAGCCACTTGGCACTCCGTTTACAACAATTGTATCAGATGATGCCATTAGCCTTTAATTTCTACATGAACTAAGTCATTGAATGATTGGTCTCGTATGTTTCCATCGCTATCCCAATCTCCGCCCCAACGAACATTAATTCCTAATTCTTTACCAATTCCTCGTATCATACCACCCATATAATAAAACCGCTCTAAATCATCCCAATCAATTGGATAAGGTGCTAAGTCTACAGCTTTTCCCTCCATATGTTTAGAGTATTTTACTTTAGTTGCCCCTTGTTTAAGAAGCTTTTCTTGTCTTTCAGAAGACCTTACACCCTCGATAATAGTTACATCCATTATCTTTATAAGCTCATTTAAAACTTTAATAAGTTTATTGTCAACGCCTTTAAGACGTTCTTTAGACTTTTTTCCGAAGTGGGGCATTGGGCTGATTATACAAAACATTGTTACTATTTAACAATAGTAAATTATCCTTTAGCTCCTGTCATCCAGTTGTAAGTCTTTTTAAATTTTCTATACACCTCGTTTTCTTTAGGATTGACCATCTTGTCTTGCTTCATTCTTTGCGACTTAGGTGCTTTTGCAAAGTAGTCAGCATAATACAATCCATCCAACAAGTCATCATGGCGTGGTTTTGGGTGTTCAAAAAACTCATCCACTAATTCTGTCATATGTCTATAGATATAAAGTTTTTTAGAATTAACAATTTGACCTAATGCTGTTTCTAACCTGTCTTCTTTTTTAATTCTAGCCGGTGGTTTAACACCTTTAAATATTCCGGGCATAAGTCTTTTTTCTTTTACAGACATACGAGTTACCATATCTCTTACCATTTCTTGAGCTGCAACAGTTTCAATAGTTACTCTTCTTATAGGAGAATATTTTTTAGCGTATTCAATTATTTTAGCTGGAACATCAAATGCGGGGATTCTTTCTCTGTAGTAATCAAGAACATATCTATTATTATTTGAATCAATACCCATAACCATAATAACTTGATAATCAGAAGTTTCACTTGCCGTTGCCGCCAAATCCACTCCAATGTATACATTAATTGGTATCGCTTCTTCTCCCTCAAAAATGTAAGGCATATTTCCTTTGTTTTTAAACGTGCCATTGTAATACTGTATTCTATCTATTTTAAATGCAGCATTGGTTACATCACGAGCATCGTTCATATACTCTTGAGCAAATTTATTTACTAACCCAGCCTCAATAAATTCTCGTTTTTTTGCTTCTAATTTTTCCGGAGAGAACTGAGAAGACCATAAAGGCTTACCGTCTTCAATAGCTCTATAAAAATTTACATCCCAAGGATAAGGTCTGTTTTCTTCTACTGCTTTCTTATAACCATCATAAGTCATTTGCAAGTAAGAATCAAAATGAACAATTGTGCCCGATAGCCATATCCAACCTTCATTACCCGGAGTTTCTTCTAACGCTGGATATACCGTAGAAACAATCCATTTTTTAATATCAGCTCTACGCTCTGGAGTTTTAGTATTTAATTCTGATTCAAAATCATCTAACACAATTCCTGTGTAACGTACATCTACTTCTGCTCTACCTCTTAACCTTTGAGAAGTTCCTTTAGAAATAACTCTATCACCTTTAGTTGTTACAATATCTTTTTCTGTCCATCTTTTTCCTACCGTACCTCCATCCATATTTCCAAAATAATACTTAATCATCTTATTGTTTTCAAAATGAGACCTTAAATACTTTAAGTGGTCAATAGATTGACTTTGTTCTTCGGAAACCCACGCAATAAAATGTTGACTATCGCTTTTAGCAAAACAAAGTTTGTGCATAATCGCAGCTTTTGCAATAACAGACTTACCATGCCCTCTAGGTATAATGTTGCATATACGAGCACCGGGTTTAGTGTCAATCATTTTCTTAGCCATCTCATAGTGGAAAGGAGCTGATTGAGACTTGTTTAAAAAATCTCTAGGCAAAAACGCCCTACCAAAATATATTAAATCATTAAAAGCGTTTTGCAATACCATATCCCTTTCTTTCATATCGCTAGGGCTAGGGTTTATATTAAAGTTTTTCAAGCTTCTCCAATGTCTTGGCTAAATATATCAAAATCTCCTATATATACAATGTTATCGTTTAGGTCAAACTCACTATTGCATATACTACACATCCAACCTTGTAGGCAATTTTTTGGGTTTATAATAGGTAATTTATTCATTATGTCATCGCCAATAACTTGGCAATCACACGCTGGGCAATAAGCTGTTCCATAAATTAGCTTTCTTATTTCTTTTCTGTTGGCAAGTCTAACTGGTATTAATATTTCAGCTTTCCTCTCCACTTGGAAGAACCCCCGATTTAAACGCATTAAGCTTTTCTTTACTAAATCCTGTAAATTCTTGAATCAACGCTACGGATTCTGATGTTTTTTCTGTATTCAATAAGCCGGAAATTTTCATAAGAGTTTCTATAGCTCTAAGCTTATCTGAATCTCGCCCATCTTTTTTATCTACGATGTCTTTAGTTTGTTCTAATAAATATGATTTTGTAATTCCTGTGTCGTTTAATAACAACTCTATTTCTTTGTCAATCAATTGCTTTACCTTTTCACTTTTTAATAATACTTGTGTTCTCTGTTTAGCGTATATGTCGCTATTGCATTTTGGATAAGCTTTCTTATAAGCGTCTAATGGTTCTATTCCAGATGCAATGTATTTTGCAAATACTCGTTTTTGGGTAGATAAAGAACCGTTTAATGTTTTTTCATACCAAGATACTTTGCCAAACCTCCATATATCCTTTACAGGTTCTCCCCCAAAAAACTTTGTTTTATTGCAGTTAACCATTCCCAATAAGGTTCTAATATACTGGCTTCCGTCTTTATTAAGCTTATCAATATAACCACGCTTGATAACCACAGTAACTTTACCATCATCCGATTTAATCCAATCACCAGTTTGTGCAGTTCTCCAATCCTCTTGGATTTTTTTTTGTGGGTTATATTTATAAAACTCTTCTTCATCTTTGTAAAGGACATACTGCTCTCCCTTTATAGTTCTTTTATACATAATATTTTAGCACCGAATCTTTCCCACACCCGGACTATCTATCAACACACTCCCCTCAAACAATAAATCCCCACCCTCTAATATTTGAAACTCCTCAATACATTTTGCCCTTGAAACCAACTCCATTAATTTGGCAACGCAATCTTCTGATGGATTCATTATGTCTACCAACTCTATCTCCTCTGATAACTTTTTTATTGCATTTAAGTTAGCAAAGGTGTTTTCGTTACTGTATTGTTTACTCATAGACTAATTTAATATAAATTATGTCAAATGTAAAATGATTTTACATATATAAAGTTGTTTTGACGTAGTAACATAGTATTACTATTCTATATAAAATAGTATATAGTATCTGTCAATATATAAAATAGTAAAATAGTATAATAGTATTAGATATGTTATATATAACATAGTTATATAAAATAGTACCCGCACAGTTTTAATACAATAGTAAAATGTAAAAACTCCAAAAAATTTAAAAAAAATATATTAATATGGGTGTCCTTCTTATTATTGTATGTAGTACGCCCCTAATCGGATTTGGGTTGAAAATTCCACGTTGAAAAAATCGGTTTCACGTCGGCGGCGTTGAGAATTTCCCTTGCATACACACATATATAATTGAGCCTTGCCTCTTGAATGTTAATTAATTTGTGAGTACATTAATGATATTAGATTTTTGAAAATTCGGCTTACTTGTTTGGATAGTGACTCTTATGAGGTAGTTAAAATAATTCGGTTTATGCTCGAAATACCGAACTCCAAACAGACTCTTGCAATGACCAACGTACTGCGAGAGAGTATAATTACATATATTTTTAACTAACAAATAAAGAGGTATAGCAACCAATGAGTATATTAAAATCAATAGAGGATAGACTAAGTCAAGGTGACTTTGAAACGTTCATTAATCCCCAACCTCCACAAAGTATTTGCATTGTGTGTGAGGAAAGGTGCCATGAAACAGGGTTAAACATGAACTATTCAACTAGGCAACCTATTTGCCATGATTGTTTTGACGACTTAGAAAGATGTGTTTCCTGTGGTAGAAAAAGACTAGGTATGAATGATGACAATGTTTGTAAGAATTGCATTACTAATACTAGGTGTATTCTAGGATATAGTGAAAAACCTAATTCTTTATTTCATCGAGTTCATAAAGGTCAATGTATTATTTCTGAGAGAGACAAAGGATATAGACACTTTGGCGTTGAGATTGAAACCGACGGTTATAACCACTTACACGGGAATAAACTTGCATCAATGATAGGTTTATTAGGTAAAGGTTTAACGAATAACGAGGAATTATTATACGTTAAATCTGATAGCACCTGTGATAATGAAATAGTATCTCATCCTTTCACATGGAAGTATTTTAATAAATACGGTCACAGAGTATTTAAGACCTTATTTAAAATGCTTAGGAAGGATTCATTTCGCTCTCATAATGCTAATGACTCAGGTATGCACGTTCACGTCTCAAGAAATAGCATAAAACCAACTACACTTTATAAGGTGTTATCTTTGGTTTTTAATGAGGATTATTACAAATTAATTCTTGATATTTCTCAAAGGCGAGAAAGTGCACTTGATGAATGGGCAAAGCCTAAATTAGGTTCGTATTTCCTTGATAATTTCAAAAAGCCATTTTCATTTATGGCTAACAGTAATTATAGAGAAATAAGAGAGTATCTTGATAGGTCAAGTGCAATCAACTTACACCCTAGAAACACAATAGAGTTCAGACTCTTTAGAGGTACACTAAATTATAATTCATTTTTAAAAAATATGGATTTTGTAAGAAGTGTGCTACATTGGGGAGATGTGACAAGCTTGAAAGACGCAACAGAGATAGGTAGACTTAGTTATCTTAGATTTTTGAAGAAACACCAAAGTTCATATTTGAACTTATGTTTTTTTCTTCACAAGAAAGGCTATCCAATGTTCACCAAATCTCAAAACATGATGACTAAAAAACATATGACCAACTTAGTCAATTTAGAGTATAATTCTGATAATTTGGAGGTATTATAATATGTGTATAATTGCAACGAAACCAAAGGGCGTTTTCATATCTAAGAAAACCGCTCAAAATTGTTTTGAAAATAATCCAGATGGGGCGGGTTTTATGTTCGCTAGTAAAGGTTCATTAACCATTAGAAAGGGATTTTTTGATTTTGATAAATTTTGGGGTTCATATTGTCAAGCTATGGTTAAGAATGACAATCCAACTGCAATCTTGCATTTCAGAATCACAACTCACGGTTTGACCGATAAATCAAACTGTCACCCCTTCCAAGTTAATCAAAATCTTGGCTTTGCTCACAATGGAGTTATTCACTTTGTCGATAATGATAAGACTAGGTCTGATACATCAATGTTTAATGATACGGTCTTAAAACTATTACCAAAGGATTTTTTGAGTAATCAAGGTGTAATAGCATTAATTGAGGAAGCGATAAGCAGTAACAGTAAACTAGCTTTCTTAGATAATGATGGCAATTATACAATGTGTAATGAACATAAAGGTCTTTGGGATAATGGGATATGGTATTCTAATGAAACCTTTGAGTCATGTACAATTCATTATAATTATGGGAGTTATTATTGGGGTGGTCACGGTCTCCACTCTCCCACAAAGCCAAAGAAGAAGAAAAAGAAAAAATATCTAGGTGGAGTTATTAGATATAGTTGTAAACAATGTAAAGCTAATTTGTCAACATTATATGAGCAAAATACTGGAATGTGCTCAACTTGTGATAACGAGCATTACAGTATTTAGTAAGTAGTGTAATAAAATAGGGGAAGTCTTAACGGATTTCCCCTTTTTTTTTGCCTAAAAATAACTATACATAACACAAATTTAGATATTATGTATAATTAAAATGAACTATACATAACACAGAAAACTAGATTATGTATAGTAAAATTAGCTTAAAATATAGCAAAATACGTAGGTAGCTCTCTCACAGAGCACTCTGAGCGGGGTAGGTGACTGGAAGGAAAAGCCTATCTGGCTATGCAGCATTAAAACTGGATGCAGCCGTAAAAATTGTTAAGCCTTCACCCGCTTCATAATTTCCTATTAACGTAACAAATGTTACTTTTATCAAAAATGATAAATTTTTTTTATTTTTTAAAATATGCACGTAGGTAAGTAGGTAAGCAAAAAATAGATAAATAGAGATTCGAGTTTTAAAAACTCTATGATTAGAGAAATGAAAAAAATATTCAAGTAAGTAGTAAAAATTTATGCACGTAGGTATAAAATATGCACGTAAGTATTTATTTATGCACGTAAGTAATTAATTTTATTAAAAATAGTATGCACGTAGGTACTTTTTTATAATTTATTTAAAATAGTAGGGAACTTTCTTTTATTTCATGCGTTAACTATACTATGATACTACAATACTATACTAAACTTTTAAAACTACTATAGTACTATTACAATACTATTATAATACTATGAGTTTACTATCCCCACTAATTTACCCACTAATAAAAAAAAGTTTTACTATTTTGGAACATTTTGGGGGTACTATTGTATAACATATTAACAAGTATTTAATTAATAAAAAACGGAGTGATAACATGGTAAAAATAGCAAATAAAAACGGTTCTGAATACACAACAGACAAAAACGAATTCAAAGGTTCAAACACGTTTGCAGAGTGGCATGAAGGTAAGTACGTAGTGTATTCTTACGGAAGGCACTTTCCAATGTATGTATATAAAGCAAGTACCCAAACATGGTACGAAAATAAAGATAAATATAGCGTTTCAACTAGCAAACAACAAACACAGTTAAGACCTAATTTATTTATTAAAAATTCTTTTCATATGAAAACCACTAATGAATTAAATAAAATTATAAGGGGGTAGGTAATGAAAAAAAACTTGAGAAATATAAGATTGAGCAGAGAAATACATAAATTGATTAAATTTTTAGAAAGTAATCCATCTCAAAATAAAATTGAAAAATATTATCTAAATAAGATTTCTATTTATACAAAAGATTCTATTAATGATATTTTAATAAATCGAGTTTATGATTTAAATCTAATGAGTAGATATAGCGAAGTTGCAAGAATTTTAAAATTAATTAAATATTAAATAAAAAAGGTAGGTAAATAATGAAAAACAAAGTAACTAAAAAAGAATGTATGGATGCTATAAATTATTTGTGGACTAGTGGATATACTTTAGAAATGACTAGTGATAAAAGACACTACACGGAAATACTTTTAAAAAAAGTAGCTAATGTATATGGTATTGAATTAACTAGCGAATAAACAAAACTAGGGGCGAAATTAGTAAAGAGATTCACTAACTAATAACACGTTTGGTAATATTATTAACTCTTAAAACTTTCGCCCTTATTATTTTTTTTGGAACTTTTTAAATTTAAGTGAGTAAAGTAAGTAAGTAAAATAAAATACGGAGGTACATTATGTGGACTTGTTTAACCTGTGAAAGTGATTATGATGAAACAGAATTTGATTTAGACCAAAATCTGTGTTATAGTTGTGTAGATGAAGACGAAGAATTATTTGCAGAAGAACGTAGGCAAGAAGAGGAACAAGCTTACAGAGAACACGTAGAATTCTCAATAGAAGATGAATACTACTCGTAAGGGGTATATAGGACAATTAATTGTTATACAAAACCTATTAGAAAACTATAAGGATATACAGGTTTATGAGCCTGTCGTAGATGACAAGACCATAGACCTGTTGGTAATTAGTAAGGGTAAAAAAATTACAATTAATGTCAAATATCATACTTCAATGAACGTAAGTAAAACTCAAGCATCTATTCAAATTCACTTAAATAAATGCAAAGCAGATTGGATTGCAACACCTCATAAGGTTGGAAATAAAACCTACGTACTATGGTTTAAAAATAACAGACCTAATGATAAATATGTTATGTCCATTGCAGTAAATCAACCTAAAAATAATCAAGTGAAGGGTATTAATTTCTACGAGGACTTTCTTAAATCCCCCCTAGAGGTATAATATGGACAGACAAGATTATAAAGATAGGCAAGATTATAGTTATAGAATGGCTCAAGCATTTATGGGTGTTGGTAGAGTGTTACGTGAGCAATTTAAAGTAGTAGGTGCGAAAGCGTGGAGCAAAATGAATAACAATGAGAAGGTCTTATTGTTAAATGCTCTAAGAAATGTATATATGAAGGAGTATAAAAAAGATGAAAGTACTGATAGCGTGTGAGATGAGTGGTATAATTCGTGAGGCTTTTAATAAGAAAGGTCACGAGGCTTGGAGTTGTGATTTAATGGAAACGGAAATACCAAGTAAATACCACATTCAAGATGATGTAATGAACCACTTAGATAAGGGGTGGGATTTAATGATAGGTCATCCTGTATGTACGTATATATGTAGGAACAGGGCAAGGCTAAACAAGATAGAAAAGAAAGAAATAGACACAAGTTTATTTATGGGTTTACTTAATGCAGATATACCTAAGATATGTATTGAAAATCCTGTTCCAAGTAAACAAGCTGGATTGCCTAAGTATGACCAAATAATACAACCCTATCATCACGGACACGACCATTCTAAAAAAACGTGTTTATGGTTAAAGGGTTTACCTAAACTAGAACCAACTAAAGTAGTTGAGATAACGTACATTACAACAAAAAACGGATATAGGTATACAAAGGGTTGGTATAAAACCCCCCGAAATTCTATTGCAAGAAGTAGAACATTTCAAGGGATAGCAGATGCAATGGCAAACCAATGGGGATAATTAGTTTGGAACTTTTTAAGTAATTGCACGTATAACATATATAACAAAGTGTAAATGGAGTGAGTATGAACGAAACAACGTATTATAAAATGCGAGATGAGATGTGGGAAATCGGAGAACTAGAATATGCTTGTACGTGCATAATAGAATCAAATGGCTATGATTATTACGACTATAAAAAAGAAATGCCTAAACTTTTAATTAGTGATGCCAAGTATGTTCTAGCAACTTATTATGAAGATGGTCATGTAAGAAATGAACAGTTAAAAGAAGGAACTACAAAACAAAAACAAGAATGTCGTGATGAAATAAAGCAAATTAGAAAGTGGATTAAAAAGTGGGAACGTAAAACAAAAGAGAATAAACAATGAATATATTTGTATTAGATGATTCTCCTGTAAAATCAGCACAACTACAACACAATAAGCACGTAGTTAAAATGATATTAGAATCAGCACAAATGTTGTGTTCTGTATTTGACAGAGATAAGTTTGATGTACCATACAGGCGTACACATTATAATCACCCTTGTAGTGTTTGGACAAGAGAATCTATGGCTAATTTTATGTGGTTAATACAACACGGCTTTGCCTTATCAAACGAGTATACATACAGGTACGGCAAAACTCACAAGTCTTTAGATGTTATCAAGTGGTGTTATTATAATGCAGTAAAACTGAATATTGATAAAGTAAAACAGAAAAGTAATTTTGCATTAGCAATGCCTGTAGAGTATAAAACAAAGGTAGGTGGTAAGTATGATGCAGTACAATCTTATAGAAAGTATTATATTGCAGAAAAATTAAACAATAAAACAGAATGGAAAGGTAGAAAAATACCTAAGATATTTAAAAAGAAAATGGAGGAAGTATGTATGTAATCGTGTATGGCACACTTAAAAAACATGGAAGGTTTCATGGATATATGGAAGGTGCTAAATATATAGAAGATGTAGAAGTAGATGGATATAGAATGTACGACACAGGGTTTGGTTATCCTATGGTTTGTGAAAGTGAAGGACATTCTTTTTATGGCGAGTTGTATAAAGTTGATGACATTATCTTGGAAACATTGGATATGGTTGAAGGTGTTCGTAGTGGTTTATTTATTCGTAAAATGGTTTCTTGGGCAGATGTAATTAGTGAACATCTTTCCGAAGACGCTATGCTTTACGTTATTGGAGACGGTTCTTCAATAAGTAGTGCGACATCTACTCCAATTGAAACAGGTGTTTGGGAAATTGAAAAACCTGTTAGTCTTTCTGATGATGAAATTGAAAAAGCAATTGAAATAGAAGATGGACATAGATTTCGTGATTATAATAAAATATTAAAAAACATAAAATCAAAAGTCACTCAAATATACGCTTATACAGAAGGTGTAAATAGAGATTTAGATAAATCTGATTTGATAGACCAATTAAAGCACGTAAGTTTAAGTGTTGAAGAAATTGCTACGTATATAAGTGACACCATATCTAAAATGGAGAAATAAAATGGATAAGGATAAAAAAATAATAACTTTAATAGAAAAAAATGAAAGTCTATTAAAAGAGTTAGGGGAAATGGAGGTAGAATTATATGAATATCGCCAGATATTTGATTCTATAGTGAAAAAATTTGGAAATGATGTGGTTAAAATATTTACGGAGAGAGATACCAATGCAATTAAAGACAAAGAATTACCCAATTGAAAATAAGATATTGCTTTTATTAGGCATGGAAGGACTTGATAAGAATAAAGTTCGTTTCAGCCGCATAGATAAAGAACGTAAGCAAATGTTTAGTTATGATTTGTGGTGTCCAATTAGAAAAGAAACCCTTGATTATATTAAACTTCATTGCAATTTAAAAATCAAAGAGGTTGCTTGGATTTCAAAGGTAGGGTGGCAATGTTATTATACCTTTAGCTCATAAATAAGTTGAATTTTAAAGGCAAGAGTGATAAGTTTAACCCTAGGGTGGTGGTAAATACTCACATCTCTTTCCTCCATATTTACGTAAATCCACCCAATGAATTATGAATAATTTAAAAAAATGTTACAAGTGCAAAGAAAAAAAAGACACTATACATTTTAATAAAAATGTTGCAAGAAAAGATAATTTACAGTTAGAGTGTAAGGAGTGTCAAAAAATAATAGCTAAAGCGTATTATAAAAAAAATAGAAAAAAATGTTTAGCTAAGATAACAAACAATAAACGAAGAAGAGCGTTACATAATTATGTTAGAGTTGTTACAAAATATTTAAATAAACCTTGTGTTGATTGTAAAAAAACTTACCATCCATCTTCAATGGTTTTTGACCATCTCGCAAAATATAAAAAACATAGATTTATTAAAACAGAAGGTGTTTTAAAATTAGTTAGAGAAGGGTTTGGTTGGGGTATTGTAAAAAAAGAAATAGATAAATGTGAAGTAAGATGTCAAAATTGTCATTTTTATAAAACATCTAAAGACTTTAACTATTGGAAAGAGATACAAGGACTTATTGAAAATTTTTTTAATGAAACACAGAGAAAAAACTGGAACTTTTTAACAGATGAGGCGTTTAACAATAAACAAAAACAATTAAATAAAAAGTATAATAAACTTATGAGCGATAGAGTGGAGAAAATATCGCTGGATAATAAAAATAAACTTAAATAGAGGGCAGTTCACTACCTACCTCACTCCACGCTATACCTCGGTGGGCTGTCCTCAAAAAAATAGGAAAGAGATGTTTTTTACTTTAAAAAATATAGAACACAAACTAGAAAATGTTATTAATAAACTTGGCAAAGAGTTTGAAAAAGACGATTGTCGTAATATGACTTTGCTTTATGAAATAGAGGGTATAAAAAAAGCCATAAAGGTTGTCCAAAAAGAAGGTTCTAAAGAATTAACAGAATTAGATAAATGGGCAACAACTGAAATGTTGAGGAGGGATTAAGTTGATTGATATTATAGAAATATATGACAATTATATAGCAAAGGTTAATTCAACGCATCAAAAGAAAAGATACTCAGAGCATAAAGAGTGGTATCACGCATCTTCTTCTGGAATGTGTATGAGAAAGCATTATTTTCAGCACGTAGCAAAGGTTAAACCAACAGGCATTGACAAGAATACATTGAGGCTGTTTAGACTAGGCGATGTTGTGCACGAAGATATACAGGATGCTCTTGGAGAATATGCAAAAGAAAACGGTACACAAATATTTATTGAAAAAGAAATTAAAATACCAGAGGTAAATGTTCGGGGGTTTTTAGATATTATAGTTGTTGATGATGATGCTTTGTATGATATAAAAACCTGTAATTCTTTTAAATGGAGTAAGTTATTTGGTCGTTTTCCAGACAAAAACCCATCTATTAATTATTATTTACAGCTAGGCACATACGCTTGGTGGTATGAGAATACATACAATAAAAAAATGAAAAAGTTAGCATTGATTTACTACAATAAAGATACATCAAGAATGAGAGAAATGAATGTTAGTGTTGAGTATATAGAAGAGGCTAAAAACTATTGGCACGGCTTAAAAAACAGATTTAAAGTAGGAAACCCAGCAATTGAATTAGGTGTAGCACCAGCCTATTCGTGGGAGTGTAACCCTAAATATTGTGGGTTTTATAAAGTATGTGGTGGTGGATTAAAAAAAGAAAAGGAAAGTGAGTTATAATGGAAAACAAAAAACCCGATTGGGATAAAATAACGGAAGGAAAGATACGACACGGATTTGCAGTTGCTGCCTTCGAGAGTCGTATGAAATTAACAAGTGATTTAGCAGATTCAATTAACAATTGGGTAAAGTTCGTTGTAAGTGGCGAATTACCTAAAGGTGTTAAGAGTAATCAAACAACAACTAAGCCTGTAGTTAATAAATTAGCAAAGGGGCATATCTCTGGAGCACTTAATACAATTATGCCAAAAAGCGTTGTTAAGCAAGTCAATGAAGAGATTGAGATAGAGCATATTATAAAAGAGAAAATAAAGGTTCTTAGTAAAGACAAGCAAGAGTCTGTACTAGAGTCTTTAAAGAGAGGAGACATTACTAAAGATAATTTACAAGGATGTTTGGAGAGAATAAATGCGTTATCAAATGATAAAAAATAGTGAAATACAGAGCGGTAAATATACAGCTAGAATTACAAACATTGAAATAGCAAAAAGTGTTCGTTTTGGGAGGTATATAGCCGATGTTTTTAAGCCGATTTATGCAGTTGAGGACTCTATTGTTAGGGATAATGGTATCTTTAAATATAAAAGACAAGAAGGTTATTTATATGATGCTAAAAAAAACTGGGGGTACTATAAGTTTTTAAAGTCAATGGGTATAAAAAATATGCAACATATAATTGATGATAAAATTATTGGTAAGATTGTTGCTCTTGAAGTATATCAAAAAAACTTTAGAAACGAGTTTGATAACTATGTTAAATATCCTGTTGGTAGAGTTATTAAAGTGGTAAACACACCTTTTTAGGAGGCAATATGAAAGACCCAAAAAAAGTAAGACAAGGAAGGCGTAATAGACAACGAGGTGCAGAGTTGCAAAGATATGCTGTTCGCACCGCAAAGGAAGTTGGTCTTGAGGCTTACAATAGAGATAGGGGTGGAGCACAACACGAACTTGGAGATATAGAAATTGAAGGGAAGTGGTATGGGTGCAAACGAAGAAAGACTATAGCTAGTTGGCTAAAACCCGAAAAACAAGAAGATGGTGTTGTTATAAGAGAAGACAGGGGAAAGGCTATGATGGTTATAGACTATGATAAGTTTGTTTGGATGTTGTCCATTGTTAAAGAAAAACTTGATGTATAACTCAAAATTTGACTTAGACTTGGAGTTTGGACAGGTGTACGAAGAAGGTTTGAAAAAACTTTTATACTCAAAGGGTAAAGTAGAGGTTAAGACCGAAAGGGATAAGTGGATAGAAACTGGTAACATAGCTATAGAGGTTATGTGCCGCAACAAGCCTTCGGGTTTATCTGTGACTAAGTCAGATTGGTGGTTTCATATTTTATCTTTAGACAAAAAAGTAAAGGGAATGATTTGCTTACCAGTAGAAGAGTTAAAAAATATATGCAAATATTTACTCAAAGAAAAAAAGATAAAGATGATAATGGGCGGAGATGATGAACAATCAAAAATATTATTAATACCTATTAAGTTATTAATGGGTAGTGTTGGAAAGATTTTTTAACAAAGGGTGTTGGGCATTTGCTAAGTAAAAAGATGACGCAAATAGGTTGGCTAACTGAAAAACCTAACACCCCTTAACAATAGGAGTTGGAAAAATGGCACAAAACTATGAGTTGAAAGACAATAGTATGAGTCTATTAAAGAACGGTTACAAAGACGATGGAGATAATCGCCCAGATTATACTGGAGACGCTAAAATAGGTGGCGTAGATATGAAAGCATCTCTTTGGATAAACAAAACTAAGGCTGGAAAAACCAATCTTAGGGGAGTTTTTCAACCAAAAGACGAAGATGTGAAGAAATCGAGCAAATCAGACGATGACCTTCCATTTTAGTCTTTAAATAAAAACAGACATCAATGTAGGGGTTTAATCGCCCCTACGTTTTTGTCTTAATTACAGGTGAACATTTATACCTAAATTAAATAATACGAGCATATACGCAAAATTAGAGGGTGTTTTTTTAAGCAAGTTTTTAAAAAGGGGTTAAAACATAAAAAAAACAAAGAAAATAGATTTAATTGGCAAAAACATTAGAGATATTGTTTCTAGGGATGGAATCATCGCTGATGTTATGCTAGGAAAGTGTCAATCAAAAGACCCAAGGCATGATATTGAATCTACTAATTTTAAAAAATCAGCAGATGACACAACTTATGTATGTACAGTTTGTAATAGAGTGTGGGAGTACGAGTTTCAATCTGCGAGAATATCTAGTAAGAAAACAACATTGGTTTTTTACACAGACATTCCAAAATATAAAAAAAGAATAAAGGTGTGTGATTATTGTGAAAAAAATAGATAATGGCATTAGTTGGGTTTTAAATACTGGTCGTGAAAATAAAACTAATGAAGCTAAAAAGAGAAAAGGTGTTAACAGTATGGGGCACATCAAAGAATCAAAAAGATTAAAATATTGTGAAAGTTGTGAGCGTGTGTGGGAAATTGGATATACTGGTTCTGTTCATTCTTATGGACATTTACCTACGTATAAATTACCAAGGGTTACGTGTAAGATATGTCAAGGTATTGAAACAGGTAGAAAGGGAAATTATTATTACAATAGAAAAAAAAAGAAAAGTCAGTACTATTACAACAATAAAAACAACAAAGAAGATGAAAGATAAGTTTAGTTTAATTGCAATTGACGATGCTATAACTTGTGTAAAAGAAAACACAAAAAATAAAAGTTATAGCCCTATTTATTTAAAGTTGCTTTTAAAAAAACTTGAAGATATGATGATTGATGTTTCTGCTAATTACGTTATTGAAAATTCAAAACTACACCCAGATATAAATAAAACAAATTATTTTAAGTATAAAAAACCTGTAAAGAAAGTAATTAAAACAGTACAGGATAGAAAAACAGATTTTAAAAACGATTGTCTTGCCGCCTCTTGGGGCGTTAAAGACATATCTCCTAAACAAGTAGATAATTTTTTTGATTATTGGACAGAAAAAAATAAGTCTGGTTTGAAGATGAGATTTGAAATGCAAAAAACATTTGAGATAACAAGAAGACTTGTTAAGTGGAGAGATAATAATAAAGAATGGAGTGTAAAGAAAAAAACAAAAGAGATGTTTAAGTTGATGAAATCTGGTTTGGGTTATATTGCATATTGCAGTAGATGTGGTAAGAAAGAAATGCCGTCAGATTCTTGGGCGTTAAAACGTGGTTCTAGTTGCTGTGCTGTAGAGTACACGCCAACACCAAAACAATAAGGAGAGTGTAGTGAAGTCAGAAGATTATAAATTATTTAGAGAAGAGTTTATTAAAAAAACATTTGATTTAAGCGATAAAAAAAGAATTGAATATACAGAAGGAAATCAAGATTTAGATGTGCATACAAATTTTAGGAGGATAGGGGAAGAGTTAGGTTTAAGTCCTGTAAAAATATTAGCTGTTTATTTGCTTAAACATATTAAATCATTAATGACTTTTTTTAAATTAGGACAGACCTTTAGTAACGAAAGTTTAGAATCAAGAGTATCTGATATTATTAATTATTTAATTTTATTGTTATCTTTCTTACATCACGAAGATGTAAAAAATAAAGACGATAGACCACAAAGGAGATAGTTATGACTTGGTATTATATAATGGAAGTATTACAAACACAGGCATTTGACACAATTATTCAAACGATAATGTGGTCATCGCTGTGGGTTTTTGTTATTATTAGGTTGGATAGAATAGAACGTAAATTATAATGGAATGGATATTTTTAATGCTATATAGAATAGGAAAAAGAAAAGAACCTATCTTTATAACTTCAATCCTGTTTCTCTTAATCGTTTTTCATATTTTTTTCTAAGTCTATCGTACACAGCATTTATACTTATATCTGTATCTGTCATAGGCTTGTCTTGATTAGATGAGTTCCAAGCATTGATAAGTTTTCCAGCCTCTTTTGGCTGTCCATTAATTAAAGCATCTAAAATTCTACCTTTAATAATACCCTTTCTATATCTTTGGTATGTCTCACGTTGACCCGGTGTTTCAAGTTGCTTTGCAAGTCTTCTAGGAACAGTACCAAATATAGGAGCAATATACTTAGGTGCTCTTGCATAAGCACCGACACCAAAATCATTTAAATCTTTATACATTCTTGTAAAAGCGTCTACAATTTTCATTGTATCTTGATAGATTGCTGGTTTTACTAAAAACTCAAGTGCTCTTAATTTGCTTTCTGATGCAGCTATATCGGCTACAAAACCCATTGCACCAACAGAGGCTACGTGGTCAAGAAAATCTGACCAAGTATATTTAGACATATCTGTATTAACAATGCCTTCTCGAATTATAGTTTGCTCTGGTAAACCCGGTATAAACAATCTGTTTTCATCGTACACTATTTCATCTGATAGATAATTATTTAAAGCTTTTTTAGACCATACTATAAATTGTGCTCCTAAAGCACCACCAACACCTAATCTTAAAAGAGGTAATGCGTTTCCCCTAGTAAAGTCTTTACCAACGTTTTCTCTAACCCAATTAAACTGTTTATATCCAAATCTTTTAAATAAAATAAAAGGTCTAAATCTTGGGTCATTAAAAAATAATGGGTCGTTTAAAACATTCCTTTGTAGCTGTGCGTCTCTTGAAAACCTGTACATTGTTTCAAGCATTTGTTGGTCGGTTAGTTTTTTTGTTCCTCTAGCAATTCCTAATTCTTGTAGGTTTTTATTTGCCCAATTTTTTCTAGAATTAAAAGATAAACCTGTTCTACCTATTAAGTCTTTTCCTTGGCTAGTTTTTATTAAGCCTTCAACATATAATTTACCAGCTGCCGCTGATATATATTGATTAGCTTTGTTCATTGCTTGAAATCCACTAATCTTAGTTGTAAAGTTTGCAAATTTACCCATCATAGAGCTAGATGGTTCTAATCCAGAAACCATTTGAAAAACAGATAGTGTACTTATACCAGATTTTTGGACTTCTCTTCTAAAATTTTTATCAAAAACTAATTTATGAGTTCCTTTTAACGTGTTCCAATAACCCGCTTTTACTGCTGTAGATATTAATGTTTGGGTTATATTAGGTACGGTTGCATAACCAAGACCAATTTTAGTTCCTACTTGAAAATCAACAATGTTTTTTAAAGCTTCTCTTGCTCTTGCATTTCCCCAATTTTTAGTTGGGTCAACTTCTATTAAACCAGTATGAGAACTAAACATTTGCTCTAATAAAGCTTTTTCTTGATAAAGTAAATTTTTAGTTTTTGCGTTATCTGCTGAGTCGCCTAAAGATTTTAATGTTTTTAATTTAGTGTCCATTATTTCACCTTTAGCACCAAATTTTTCTACATAAGCAATTCTTTTTGCAACATCTGTTGCGTATTTGGCAAGGACAATTCTAGCATCTCTTTCATACATAAAATCTGGTAATTCTATTTTCCTAGATTTTTCTAAATTTCCAACCGTAGTATAAGTTTGTCCATAAATATCATTTCTTAATTGATTCCAAGCTTTAGCTAATGCCTGTTCTTTTGTTAGAGATTCCCCTTTTGTTTCAGCTTGTTTTAAATATCCATCTCTTATATGTTCTAAAGCTTGTTTTGTTGTGTTTTTTATACTAACAATTGTTTTCCCATTTACTATTTCATTAACTCTTCTTACAGAGTCTTTACTTTCTGAAAGCTTTTGACCTGTTATTTTAACATCTATGGCATCCATTTTATAAATATCTTGACCCATAGTTTCTAAGTATTTTTGTTTAATATGGTTGGGAAAGTAATCTTTTCTAAAACCCGCTACTGGAACTCCAGCTTTTTTTGCATCTCTAAATATTTTATCTAAAATCTTTCTTGTTTTTTTAACATCAGCGTGTTCTCTTGCTTTTGGGTCAGCTAGTCTTCTTCCTAAGTCTTCGGCATAAGCTTTGGCTTGTGTTTCACTTCTTATAGTTATAAGACCTTTATTAGTTTTAATTTTGTTTAATCCAAAAACTTTATTAAAAATACCTCCTTTAAATAATCCAACGTCTGTAAGTTGCTGTAAATAAGTTCCAGTTAATGCAACCCCTCTTGCATCAGAAGCGTTAATATCATTGACGGTTTCTTGCCCAATTTTAGTTCTTACTCTGTTTTTAGCTTGTTTTAATAAATCAAATGTAAGGGCTTCGCTTATTCTTCTTTTAGGAATCATAAACTCGCTAGTTCCTTCTTTTTTAAATTCTGTAAAAATCTTTTTTGTTAAAGATTCTTTTCTCATTACATCTAAAAATTTAATTTGTTCAATTTTTGAAAGAGTACTATACCCAGTTTTATTTTTTTTAGGGTCTATTGTTTTTCCTGTAATGCCAGATACTAAATCTCTAAATTTTTTGTCTGACATTTTTAATTTCTTTTTTCTACCAAATACTTCTTGTCGTCTTACATTTTCAAGTTTCTTTACGCTATCTAAATCTCTTCTCTTTGTAGACCTTGCGTATTTTTCTTTAATAAAAACATCGCCCTCTATAGTAGTTTGCGTTTCAGAAACACTACCGTCTTTCTTTTTTAAATTTCCCTCAACATAAGAAGACTCAACTCCTTCCTCATTTTTTTTCTTTTTAAATTTTACATTGGTAATTTCTTGACCCTTACTGTTTACCCAAATATCTGATTGACTTTCTAAATCAAATTTTTTCTTACCATATATATTAGAATATTCTTTTGCTGTAACGTATGGATTGTCAAAACCAGACAACTCTTTTGCTTTTCTTGTAATGCCTTTTTGTACCCAAAGCCCTCCAATAGTTCCGGCTGCATGGACATAGTCTTTTGCAGTAGGCATTTCTCCTTCTAATGCGGGGGCTAATGTTCCAAACTGAGCAGTTTCTAGTGCCTTACCAGCAACATTGTAAGCAAGTTTTTGCGTGGCTGTTTCTGGTTTACCTAAAGAACTAATTAATTTATTGTTCAATGCCTTGCCACTACTGGCAGTTACACTACCCAATAAAAAGCTTTTACTTGCATCTGCTAATGTTTGTGTTAGGCTTATATCCCCAGTAGACACTTTTTGACCAAGAGCAGATTGAAGACCTCCGTAAAAACCAAGTGTTGAACCCCCCATAAAGCCACTTTCTAATACTTGGTTATTAACACGTTTCATAGAAGTTTGAATAACTTTTTCTGCAATAGGTTTACTTACGCCATTTTTCATTAAAATTTGAGTAGCTTTTAAACCATTTTTTCCAACCGCCTGTTCAACAGATTCCTTAATAGCGGACTTAGCAACTTTGTCTCTTATACCGTCTTTAATAATTTTACCTACTGCGGTTTTTAATCCTTGCTTATAAGCTAACCCTCCAAGACCTCCACCAGCAGTTAATGCTGCTATATCGGTAGGAGTAATAAAAGAAATTAAAGTAGAACCAATGTCTTCAAGAATTGGTATATCTTCCGGGTTTTTTGCATACTCTCCTAGGTCATAAAAACTTTCACCTTTTGCAATATTATAAGTTAATCCCTCAATACTATTATTGTAACCTTGTTTTACCCAATTAGGAAGCCAATCTCCCGGTATAAAACCATAAAGGTCTTTATCTTTTTTAGAAGTTTTTAATGTATTAGTAAGCTCTTCTTTAGCTTGAGGTTCGTATTGCTCTGTTTTGTCTATTGTTTCAAATTGACCACTTGTTTTGTCGCTATAATATTGAAGAGCATCTTGTCTGTAAGGGTCTTGGTATCTATCTTGATTTGCAACAGCGTTATCTAGTTGCTCGTTATAAGCACCATATATATCATATTCTTCTGGCATTATTTTTTAAAATAAATTGTTGTAATATTTTTTTAACCTATCAACAGAAGTGTTTTTATTTTTTAAAAAGTTTGATACTGTAGACTTAATGTTTTTTTCTTTTACAGTATTAGCTTCCATTTTAGACGCTTCTAGGGCACTAAATAAATTATTAATAATTTCTTTAGCATTGGACTCCATTAACTTTTTTTCTTCTCTTGAAGAACCAGCCTGTCTTATTTGTTTACTAATATTGTCAATTTTTTTATACATAGAATTTAATTGATTATCAATTTTTCTTGCAGATGAATTAAAATCAATTTGATTACCTTTTTCATCTTTAAGATTTAATTGATTTAAAGAGTCTGATGTAATTGGTTCTGCAAATAAAGCATCTGTGCTAATTTTTTCAGATTGACTTGGAACTACTCCCTCCATATCTGAACGAGTACCGGCACTTACTGGGCTTAATGCAACAGGAGCGGTTGTTACTTCTTCATCTTCAACAAAATCATTAGCTGGATTAAATTCTTCATCTACAATAACCTCTCTTTCTCTATCGTCTACAGCTATTTCTTCTGTACCCGCACCGATTAAAGCATCTTGATTTATATTGTTATCTAATTCATTAAACTGACTTATTATATCAGCATAATTATTTTGTATGTCTAAGTTATCTTTAAAAGCCTTAGCGTCTTTTTCTTCACCAGTTTCAATTTGTCTTAAAAATTGTTCAGCTAATTCTGGATTTCTATTAACAACAGCTAAATCTTCGTCTTCAATAACTGGTCTTTCTGGAAACCCCTGTGGAGACAATTCTAAATACGCACTAGGGTCAGATACGCTTGTATCATCCCCAGCACTTCTAATTTCTTTTGGGTCTTCTAATGTGCCCATTTTATCTGCATTTAACTCTGGGTATACAAGATTATTTCTTCTATAAAAAGAATTTAAAACTCTATTAGCTCCATTTAATTGAGCTGTGTCTGCTTTATACCTATCATTAAGTTGAGTAAAAGTCATTTTCCATTTATCTTCTGGGCTTAGTCTTGAGTCTTTTCCTAAGTCAAGTCCACTTATTGAAGCTGAAACATTGTCCATAAGTTCTTGTGTTTCTTTTGACACTTCTCCTAATGTAACAGGAAACGGTTTCATAACATAAGTGTCTTGTTCTGCATTATACGTGCCAAATTGTTCAAGTTTATTTTGATTATTTCTTCTGTCGTTAAAAAAATTTTGTCTATTAGTTCTTAAATAATTAAGTTCATTTTTTAAATTATCTGGTATTTGGTCGTCTGGATAATTTTTACCAGCATTAAGTTTTAAAAATTTAATTTCTTTATTAATCAATTCGTTCTTAGCATCTATTTCTTTTTTTAATTGAGGATTAGATATTGAGCTTGATAAATTTTTTAAACCCTTACTTGTTTGTTCCATCTCAGTATAATTTCTAAACTTGTCAAGTGTTGACATCATATTTACTTTATCATAATCATCGTCTATTTCTTTATATTTTTGATACCCTTCATGGTTATTCTTGTACATTTGTTGAATTGCAGAAAGGTCAGAATTGGGAAAGTCAGTACTGTTAGTTACTAAATTTTGAAAAGCTAAATATTGTTGTCCAAACGGAAGACTCTCAATGGTTTTTAAAGTCATGTTTAGATTGTTTTGTTCTTTTGTATAATCAGCTTGAGATTGCCTAAACTCATTATTTTTTCTTTGTTGTTCTAATTGGTTTCGATATTGAGTTTGTTGAAACTGTCTGTCTTTTGCACGTTCTTCTTTAGCATCATTTAACTGTTGCTGTTGTAAAACATACTGGGGTATTTTATCTAAAAAATCAGCGAGGGTTGTATCATAACCAGAATCTAATATACTTTTTACTCTTCCGTTTGCCATTAAATATCCCCTTCATTTTCTTCGCTTGGTTCTGGAGTATATTCTTCTTCCATATATTCAGCAAGTTCCCATTCTCCATAACCACCAAAATCTCTCCAAATATAAGTTCTTCCATCTTGACCTTTTGCTTCTTGTCCTAGGTAACCAGTAAAAGAAGGTTGGTTAGCGGTGCTATCGTCATACTCAATTCTTGCACTAGACGTATATCTATAATCAGACTCATCTAATTGAGATATATCTTGTGCTAATCTATCTTGATAGGCTTGATTAATATTATAAACATCTTGTTGTAAGTCTAAGTAAGATTGGTCTCTGCTTAAATCTATTCCTCTTTGAGTATCTGCAAAATCACGAGTTAAAGCTTTTCTTATATTTGTCATTTGACTTAAAGAATCTCCCATACCGCCAAATCCAGAAGCACCAGCACTTGTAGATGGTATAGTTAAATCTTGTAAAGATTGAGCACCTTGTCTCTGTGCTGTTTCATTTGCTTGTTTAAAACCCTCTTGCCTTAAATTATAACCCTCAATAGCTAAGTTTTGAGCCATTGGGTCAAAAGTAGATATTTCTGCAAGAGCATCATCGCTTGTTATTTCTATTCCTAAATCACTTAATGTATCTGCTTGTGTCGTATATGAAAATGGGTCAAAGTCTATACTGTTATCAGCGTGATAGCCTCCGTGTTCATATTTTTTTAAAACTAAATCTAATAAATTTGGCATTTTAATTATTACCTAATTGAGTGCTGTATAAATTATTATTATATAAAAATTCTAACAGATTATTTTTTCTTGCATTGCTAAAAGCATCCTTAAAACTAATAACAGGTTGAGGGTCAATATTTGTTTCTTGTGAATTATAATAATCAAGTAATCGGCTTTGAATATCAGCACTTTTTTCAAGGCTTTTTTTAGAGCTTTGTAAAGACTTTAACGCTTCAAGAACTTTGTTTTCTTGTCCTATTGCAGTTGAAGTTGGTAATGTGCTTTGAAAAACTTGTTCAGTTTCTGGAACAAATTCTCTTGCCATATCAACAGGATTAACTTGAGGAATAACAGCCCCAGAATCTGCAAACGTAGTAACATCTGTAGGAGCTTGAAAAGCATCAGACCTTAATGCTCTGTTTACAATATCTTGATTAGCCTCATTTAATAAAGGAGTGCTAGACGCAATAGCTGTTGTTGCGGTTGGAAGACCAGCTCCAGTTAATTTTTGCCCAAACTTTCCAGCACTTCCATAAATACCACCAGTTTTATCTAACCCGGCTGTTAATCCAGCCTTTACACCAGATATTAAAGAATCTTTACCAAATGCACCAGTAAACGCATCTTGTGCTGTTACCTGTCTATCAAGACCGCCCTCTCCAAGAAACTCGCTACCCCCATATCTCATATCTTCATCAATATCAACGTCTTTACCGTAACCTTTTTTCTTTCCTAAATAAGCACCACCCGCAGTTCCTAAACCCGCTAATATAGCTAAAGGTAAACCTACTGGAGTAAAACCTAAAGCACCAGCTAAAGCTGGAATACCTAATCCACCAGCTAATCCTCCAAGTGAACCAAGAAAAGTAGACTTACCCGCTTTTTTATTTGCGGCATCAAGTTGTTGTTGTGCGTAATTTGCAGCTTCTCGTCTACTCTTTAATCTTCTTAGGGCAGCCATTGCTGGAGAAACTCTTCCACCATTTGCATAAGGCGTTGGTTTAAGTGCGTGTCCTAGTAATGTGTTCATAATTTCTCCTTTAAATATACTAAACTATACATAATATCTTTTAATGTTTTTTTAAGCCTATATAACCACCATACAAGGCATCATCTGTAGCAGTTGGTGCCCAGTATATAACTAAATATTGTGTTGAAGTAGAGGGAACATTAATAGAAACTTCTCCTCCAATCGTACCTGTTCCAGCCGAAGCAACCGTTGCGTTTTCAATATTGGCTTTGTAAGCAGTTACTACGTTATTTGTATCGCTACCATAAAGATAAAACGAAATAGCGTTGTGACCTTTTGGAATTTCATAACTAGCATAAGCCTCAAGGTCTGCGTGATTAGCGACAATACTTCCTCCGTTATCTACTACTTGTAGCGGTCTTGCAGAATCATCGTTAGGTACAAAATCAGTAGGAAATATTTTAATAGTATTATAACCTTGGTAAAAATTTTTATTTACAGTAAGGTTTCCAGTTACGTTTAAATCTCTTTCAACATACTGGTCTCCATTGTCAGACATAAAAGATTTCCATAACTTACCAAACTTTTTTTTATACAAAGCTAATTGTCCATTGGGTTTTCTTTCTATTGCGGTTTGTCCATCTACCATAGAATTAATAGCGGGTTTACCCGAATACTCTAATGAGCTTTGTTTGGTGTTAATTAAGGTTCTTATTAATCTATCTTCTGGCATTAAGAAACCTTCTTTGACCTTAATGTTCTATATTCAATAGTCATATCATTTATCTCAAATTTACCAGCACTAGGTGGGTCAAATTTAATTTGTAAACTTTGACAAGAAATAGGAGAAGAAGGTGTTAGTTTTAGTACATCCCATGTATCAGAAGTATCTGCAAAGTTTCCTGTAAAAGTTCCACCTGTTCCACTAAACGCTTGTTTACCGTCAATAGCGTATTGAAAAGGAGTGGTTTCTGCTCCGTCTGATTTATAAGTAACGTAAACAGCGTACACTTTTTTAATTAAACCGGGGCTACCAAAATCAATATCTTTTGTAACAAATTCTTGTCCATCTTGAGAGGTAACTACTGGTATGTATTTAAAAAATTCTACTGTACCGCTACTGTTTATTCCCACCGATAAATTATTATTCCAATCAGTTATAAAATTTGTATATAATCCGCTATCTGCAAATAGATTATCATTAAACACCCATGAGCGATTATCAAAATCATATATCCAAGCTTGATTAGAATTATCTGATGCGTCTTTAGGGCTTCTAAACATAATTAAAGAATTGTTTGTAGAGTCATAACCAATTTGAACATCTTTTTGTATAGCACTTCCTCTATACCAAGAAGACCAATTTACATTAGTTGTTTTATAAGATGATTCTGATATAGCTATATTTTTTTCTGTTAAATTTTTTGTTGATTGACCGTCATATAAATAACATCCATTGTCAGAAACCCAAGCTATTCCATATTTTGTTTTTGCAACACTATAAGGGTATTTAACTCCGTAATATTTTATAGTGTCTTCTAAATACCAATTAGAAACACTAGGACTTGTAATATTAATAACATGGACTAAATTGTTTTTAAAAGCCAACAATCTATCTGCATAAGAAGCCAATGCAGTATATTCTCCATAGTCACCAGAAGACACATCAATATAGTTGTGACTTAAAAAAGTATCAAACTTATTAATTTCACTATACATAATCCTGTCACCGTGTTTCATTACGTCTCCAGACTTACCTTTTAATCTTACGTTAGCAACAAAAGCTCTTCGGTTTGCAACAACAGATGCTTGATAGCCTTCGTTAATGCCTCCAATAGAAACAAAATTTACATCTGGGGAAAACCCATTAATAGATGTGTATGTATCTAAGTTAGGAGATTTAGCGTTTCCTACCGCATCTCCAATAACTGCAAATCCTTTACCTGTAGAGGCTGTCCAAGGAACATGGTCTCCATCAAGCGTTGTTCTAACGCCCTTAACAATGTCTATATCGGCAAAAAGAGTTAAATCGTCACTACTGTTTGCCTTTCTAATATAAATCCTTCCTCCTGTAATTCTAGCGTTATATACTAAATCTGCATATATAGAAACTTGCATAGCTTTATCTATGTTACCAGATGCGGTAAAGTCTAAAGTGTATTTGTCAATACTAGACGCTCCATCAGACATTGACACAGGTAAAGACTCTTGATTACCTTCATAAATAAAGGTTTGATAAAATTCATATATTTCAGAAGCCCAAGTTCCATCTCCTGTTCCAGCATCTACGGAAAGATTAAATCCTAATCCTCTATCTGCTATAGTTGTGTCGTGATTACTATATGCAACTGCACTATTTTCAGAACCATAATCTCTTTGATATGTAACTGCACTACCAGTTCCATCAGATTCTTTTTTGCAAAATAAAAATTCTGATGGTGCTGTTCCTAAAGCTGTTCCAATAGAAATAACTTCACCTACTGTTCCTAAATCATTAGTTACTTTATCTTCCGTGTCTTCAAAATTAAAAGAAGTTGTTGTTGAAGAATGAGCACCAGTTAACCTAGTATTAGCAATTGTACTGCCATCATTAAGTGTAGATTGTTTTAAAACAGCAACACCTCTGTTGTTAGCATAGTAATTTCCAGCCGTTCCGATAGTGTGATTAGCACCTCCAAAAGCATAGCTATAAAGACCCGCAAGTTTAGGTGGGCTTAAATTATTAGGGTGCTCTTGCCACTCTGCAAAAGACATACCCGTTGAACGATTAAATTGATTTTTTTGAATAAACCCAAACCATTTTGTTCTGTGTCTGTTTGAGTTGTTTGTATTACAGACTCTTAAAGCCTCATCTACAAAGTAATAAATATATTTTGCACCCACACCTGTAAGAGTTGGACTAATAGCACTTGCTGTCCAACCGCTGTTATTTGTGCTATAGCTTGTTGTAGCATTGTTTGACCAAACTGATATTCCAGCAGCTTCTTGAGGATTTCCCAATGCAATTAATTTATCTCCCGGTGCTCTAGCTACATTAATAGCCGGAGTAAAAGAACCTGTAGTACTTTCAGTTGTTAAAGGAGTTCCTTTAAGAACATAATAAATATCCATATCTGCAAAGGTTAAAGTCACGTTACTTGCACTTCCAGTTGGTGTTTTGCTAAGAACAAAAGATGTTGAATCTGTAATAGAAGCTATATGACTTTCAGCCGGTATACCCGAACCAGAAACAGATAAACCAGCTATAATTTGATTATTAGCATCATGTTGAATTGTTGTATTTCCACTTGTTGTATCGCAAGTATTATCAGTAAAAGAAGTTCCTATACCGCTAGAGGTACTTAATGTACTTATAACTTCCGTAACTAAAAACACTCCATTGTTACTAGCTGTTCCAGAAATACGTATAGTATCTCCAGCAAGTATTTTATTACTAGTGTAGATGTCGCTGTTAAATGCGTTAGCTCCACCTACTAAAGTCATATAGTGGCTTGAAGGTAAATTTGCCATTAGTTACCAGAAAATTCCGGAGGAGCTTCCCCCCCAACCTTATCGGGATTAGACTCAACTTTGGTAAATTTAATATTCCCTACACTTGTTCCTAATTGTAAAGCAGTAGTACTTCTTGTGTATATAATAGATTGCTCTGGGTCTTTACTATGGTCAGACTCAAAATAAAAAAGATTATATCCACCACTTGTTGAAGAAACCGAATTAGTACACTCAACAATGTATTCAGACAGGTCAGTTGAACCATCACTACCTTCTATGTGAGCATACATTTCACCAGCACTCTTTATTTTACCAATAGCATCTATAGACATATTGTTTATATATGAGTACTGGTTTTCTATAAGGTCTCTAGGGTCTCGCCTATTATTCATTCCCCCAGACCAATCTTTAATTGTTAATAGCTCCTTTGCCATTAATTATACAACCTATTTAGAGCCAAATATTTTAGAGAAAAAACCTTTTTTAGATTTTTTACCTTTAGCCCCACCAATCTTTTTACCTTTTTTCTTTTTCTTTTTAACGTCTTCCATCATTGCATATTGCTCTTGATTTTTAATTTCTTCTAGCGGTTGTCCATGCAAAGAAGACGCTATGATTAAGGTTACTATTGAATGTGTCATTTACAACCCCAACTTTTTATAGAACACAGCTTTAATTACTTTCCACAATGCTTCAAGTATAGCTTTTTCTGTTTTTTCTGAAATAATTGGTATATCAATTGATTTATTAATTTCATCAATTAACTCATTTTTTGCACCTTCTGAGAACATCTCATCTGCAATCATTTTAGCTAACATCTATGACTCCTTTTCGTTTCTTATTTTATAATATAAATAAATAATATTCATTATAGCTATTGCAATCCCTAAAAAATAAGGCAACATATCCATAAAAACTATAACTTGACTCGTAAAACTTGCTCCAGTTACTTTTAAACTATCCATTAATGTTTCCCATTTATCCTTGAAAGAGAGCCATCTATTCTTGATACTTGATTGTCTAAATCATTTACTTCTTTAGTAAGAGCGTCAAATTTTCTATCAAGTTTATCATCTGATTGATTCCATCTATTAATTAATTTTATAATCATTCCTTCCATGTTTTCTAATGTTTCGCTTTGACCTTTATTTTCTACTTTTAAATTTTCTAATGTTTCTTGTTGTTTAGCTGATTTATTAGAAAGAGAAACTACTAAATAGACAAACATAGCACCTACGACTCCAATCATTCCCGCTTCTCCGTAAACCGCCATGAAATCCATTATTTCTTTTTCCTTTTTCTCCACGAAAGTGGGTTAATATTGAGTTCCTTTTCATAGAACTTTAATTTACTTTCAAGTTCTTCTAGTTGTGCAGATTCTTCCAACTGATGTTTAGCCATGAGATTGCGAATTTCATCATTAGCCTCCAATACTTCTTTCTCAAGACTTGTAATTCTTTCTTGCAAACTGAACCAACCATATACAATTGAACCACCAACAAGCAAAATGTTAACCAAGAATTTGAAATTAAAAGATAAAACGAGATTGTCGTCAATAACATTACCCCTGTAAGACCTAGCAGTTTTTGGTTTTTCATTCATTTATCTCTGTGTTATCTTCTTGTGACTCATCTAAGGCATAACCCATAACAGACCAACCTTCACAACTAGTTAATAACATCCCCACAAAGACAAACTTTATAGGGATATTATAAGATGTTGATTGATTACTATTTTTCTTCTTTTTCTTCACTATCTTCCTTTTCTACACTAGCTTTTAAAGCATCTAAGAAGGCTTGCTTACCAAACCTAAGCTGTTGAAGATTAAACTCACTTGAACCTATCTTTCTATCCAAATCAGCTACATGATTAATCATTGCCTTTTGCTCA